GTATACAAGGATTACTACGCCCCCTCTGCTGATTGCGCGAGCTGGATCCCCTGGTTCCATGCCGTCAATTCCGAAGGCTTCGAAAAATGCATCCATTGCCTTCTGGCGTTGCTCCTGCTTACGGCGTTTATTCCATTTTTTCATGAACAACAGTGACAGCCATCGTCCGCTGCAGAACATAATGTAGAAATAACCAAGAAGTGCCAGGCCGGCGTTCAGGGCCATATCAATCGTTATCGCCGGGTCAATATTCACTGCCCACCTCCTGAAAAATCACCGCATGGCCCGGTTTCTCCTCCAGTGCCAGCTCAGCCCCTGCACCTGCCGACTGCTGCCAGCCTTTCAGCATGTAAACCGCATCCACGCAACGGAGCATTGCCATGCAAATATCCATGTAGTGTGGCTGAGTCAGCCCGTCCGGAAGTACTGCCGGGTTTAAAACGGTATGCCCTTCCCGTTTCAGCACCTCTTCCGTTTTGTGAAATGCCTCGCGGTTAAAATTTTCATATCCCGTCATCGGACCGGCGATATAAACCCTCACCCTCACTCCTGAACCCTCCTGTCGAAATAAACGTAGTTATTCACTGCGCCCAACTTCATCCCAAACTTTTCGGCAATTTCCCGTCGGGGTACACCACGCTGATGCAGTTGCCACGCCAGCTCAATATCACGCTGTGAACATTTGGCTGACTGGTGATAATCACCCCGTAACATCATGCTGATACCCAGTTCCCGCGCTTTCGTCCTGACGGCTGACTCACTACGGCCAATCAGATAACCGATGCTTTCGACTCTCATCGTTCCCGCACACTGCCGGAGTATCAGGATTTCAGCCCAGCGCCACTTCTTCCAGCCACTCACCGCTGCTGCTCTCTGGTGGCGGTAATATCCCGGAGAATATCCCTGTGTTTGTTCAGTTCCCGTAGCGCAGCACAGACTCGCTCCCACTTCTGAACATTACTTTTCGCCCGGCGCAGCTCGCGGTTAGCCACATGCAGCGATGGTAGAATCAGGTCATCTGCTTTCGCTTCAGTGAACGATTGCTGCAACTTCACAATGTCCTCCACCGCTTCTGTTTTAATTTCTTCCTGTGCAGCCGTTTCCTGGACTGGTAACGCAACACCAGCTGGCTGAGGAAGGGCTTTACCCTCCGTTTCAGCTACGGATGCTGCTTTCGGCTCTGCCGGTAAATCAACGCCCGGTATGCAGTAACGAAATTTACCATCCTGATTCACGCGAATCAGACACCCTTTGCTGATTGCCATTGCCAGCGATGAATTCGCCCGGCGGGAGGTAATTCCGAACATCAATGCCAGTTCATCCGCCGTTTGTGGGCCATGTTGTTCAATCGCCTCTGTCAGCATTTGCGCCGTCACTTTCGGTACCGGTGACACCGGTTCACTTTCACCAGCCTGAGTCAGCCACCATATCGCCCCCTTGTTATCCGCTTCTCCACGGCGTTTCAGTTTCCACAGTTCGTTGACAGCCTCTTCACGACTAATTCCAAGGCGCGATGCCACTACCTGTGAAGAGGCTTTTTTCAGTGCTTTCAGTGCGTCAAATACGGTTTCCATTAATATTTCCTCCGACAAAATCGTTTCTCAGATTCAAATAAAACCAGCTGCCTTCCGGCGTTCGTATTCCTGTTTCAGCCGTTCAATTGGCGTTGGCCCTTGCGGGTGTTTCGCCCCTTCCAGTTGTCGTCGCACTGGCGGAACACTCATCCCGTTACCAACATGCTTTGCCCATTTCGTCAGTTGCCGTTCCGCAAGTCGTTTTAACTCACCTTGCGTCATCTGGCGCTCAATCCCTCTGGTACGCATTTCGAGGCAGATGTGGTACAGCACAGGCTGTGGCCACGGGTATTTATCACTCCCGTCGTATCGCCAGGATTCATTGCGCCAGCGCCGGTACTCTTCCATCACGGCATCCACCGTAAGACCAAATGGATTTGCCCCACTCTCCGAAATCAGCGCAACAAACTCAGCCAGGTCCGGGGGCCACGTTTCACCCGCCCGGCAGCGGTCCATGCACTGACGGCACACCAGACGGATTTGCTGTTCAGTCATCGCACCAATCTGGGCAATCCAGAGCTTCGAAGGTGCGGCCCCGTTCTTCTGGGTCCAGCGGTTCGAATAAACCTCCCCCATGAGTTCCCACAGCTTCCAGGCCGTTTCCGTTGCTGATAAATCCGTTTTCACGTTCCCACTGCTCACGTGCTGCCCGAATTTCCTGAACTGCCCGTGATGCGGTGCCACCTGGTGCTGCTGCATGGTTTACCCCTTTGCTGACTGGTTTAACCTGCGCCCTGACGTGATTTACGTGACGGGCGAATTTCTGCTCCCACTGAATCTGCGTAAACACTTTCCCCTCCGCTGCCCAGTAGTCCCGGAAGGCGGCAAGTTCAGCAGGTGTAAATTCTGTCTCCGGCAAAGCCATCCCCCACAACGCAGCCCGTCGTCGAAAATCCCGTGACGGATACCAGCTATCGCTCATCGGGAATTTTCCGATGGGTTCGCTCAGGCCATACAGGAATACAGGGGGGGCTGCCTGTAACGACAAAACTTCCTGCTCACTGGTCGGAGCACTCTCGCGTGCGTTATGTGTGGGGTTTAGATCTTTGGGTTCCTTTGGGTTCCGTGATCCGTTTTTGGGTGTCTTTGATGGAAAATTTGGGTGTCTTTGGTTATTTTCCATGCAGCTAAGAGTTCTGTTTTTGGGTCTGTTTTGTGCTGAAACATAACCATTTTCGGTACTGTTTTTATTAACAGCACCAATTTTACCCACCTTTAAAGACTCCCGTTTTTGGGTGTATTCAGGCTCGGCAACACTTTCTTCTACACCGATAAGTCGGTACACCACAATTTGCTTTGTTCTGCCTTTTCTCTCACCGGTATCAACAATTAACCCAATCTCCATCAGGTGTCGTAAGCTGTCCTGCACAGTCTTTTTGTTCAGTTCCGTTACTTCTGCCAGTGCAGATACAGACGGGTATGCACACAAATCGGCACCGCACATATCAGCAAGCCAGGTCAATACTGACTTACTGGATGAACTGCCGGTTTTCACCTTTTTAGCCCATCGTAGTGCATCGATACTCATACGCCCCCCTGGCAGACATTTGTTTATCTGCAAAGTAATATTGGTATTGCTGACGATACGCGTGCTTGAAAGCAATAGCTTTTTCTATAAGCTCGTCAGTCTCACGTTCCACAACAACTGGATCCGCAAAAAGCAGCCCGGACTCCACCACATCGCCATATTCTTTGTTTAACCCGGCGATCATGTACGTAATGCTTTTTCCGTCAGTAATTTCACAATACAATCTGAAATCGCTGATCCGGATAGCCTCCATAATTGCCGGAATCAGCGCCGTGAATTTGTCACGCTTATCTCTGGTGTCGATAGCTTTCCAGCGTTCGAATATCTTCACCCGGTTAACGCCCAGCGCCCGTTGATCAACCTCGCCATCATTAAACGTGACGCGTTGAACATCGATGTTCGGGCGTTCTTTCAGAGCCCAGAATGCTTCCGTGATTAATATCGTCGCCTGCTCCTGTGTCATTCCTGGTCGGCATACCCAGGTATCCAGAGCCTCACAAACCTGTTCAGTGGTGATTTTCATTGTTCAACCGCCCCGCCCGCTTTGCCTTACGATATTCGTCATAAACTTTGGGGTCGTACTGAAGTTCCCCGCCGGATGCCTCTTGCAGGCGCATCGCGCGACCTTCAGGAACCAGTTCCCCCCATGCAGCAACGCTTGCCAGCCTAACTCCTGCGACATTGGCAAGCTTTGTTTTGCTGCCAAAAAACGCTATAGCATCAATTTTCAACATATCGAAACCCTTAGATTTTCCTAAGGAAACTAGATCGTAGAGAAACCTAAGTCAAGAAAAATTAGAATTACCTAATATGAAAAACGAAACCTTCGGTGCTCGCCTCTTATACAGGCGAAAAAAATTAAAACTGTCTCAGGCCGCATTAGGTAAGCTGGTCAAAGTCGCTCACGTAACAATTTCTCAATGGGAAAGAGATGAAACACAGCCAGCGGGGAAGAGATTATTCGCACTGAGCCAGGCGCTTCAGTGCTCGCCGACTTGGCTTCTTTTTGGAGATGAAGATAAGCAACCAGGCGAACCGATCCCAGATAATCAGCCAGTCAATCTGACAGAAGATCAAAAAGAGTTGCTTCAACTGTTCGACGCACTGCCTGAGTCAGAGCAAAAGGCTCTGTTGTCAGAGATGCGTGCTCGAGTTGAGAATTTCAACAAACTTTTTGAAGAACTACTCAAAGCTCGCAAAAGAAGCGCAAATAAATAACCCCCCTTTTTTTCGCAACTCTCTGTAATAAAAAGCACAAACTTTCAAATACTTGTGTTTTTTACATCAAGAAGCTTAGGTTTTTCTACACAAAAAGCTTGACCATAACTCTTAGGCTATTCTAAATTCTACTCATCAAGACACCGCACGGTGTTCTCAGCAAACAGTTCCGCTACCCGGCGTTAAGGGGAAGCAGAGGATTTCTCAGTGGGCGAGTCAAACATCAGAATGGAAGGCGTCCAGGGATCAGC